CACATTAAGTCCCCTGCAAACCCTCAAGATTGTGGCTGCTAGTTCCATCTTTGGAGAGCCTCAATACTATAGAGACGGGTTAAACACAACCAAGACTATTAAGAATCATTCCACTATTCTGGAATATTCAATTCTTAAAGATTTATTTAAGGATAATACCACCGCTGTAGATGTGTTTACGAGCGCAATCGATCGTGCCTTAGATTATGACTTCAAAGGAACTTTAGACTTAGCTACGGAGCTAAGAACAGTGTTTTACATGAGGTTAAATCCTTCTGTTATTTTTGTTCGTGCTTCTGTGCATCCAGGGAGATCAGAATTTAATGAAAAGAACCCAGGTTATATGAAAAACGTGGGAAAATCGATCGCTTCTCGCCCGGACGATCTAACCAACCAGTTCGATTATTTCATGTTTTTGAACAAGTCTAAAAACAAGTTAAGTTCTTTGATCAAAAGAACATGGGCTGAAAAATTACAGGAATATTCCAGGTATCAATTAAACAAATACAAAGGGAAAAAACTAATTGATTTGGTTAGAATTTCCCATGCTTTTAGCCCAGATATCGATGAGCTAATGAAGACTGGAACATTAAAGGTAGAGGAAAGTGAAAGAACTTGGGAGAATTTAAAATCTGAGGGAAAGACCTGGACTGAAATTTTAGAAAAAATTGAAATTCCACACATGGCTCTTTTAAGAAATCTGAGGGGAATTTTCACTGAGATCAATGATGCAGAGGTTGCTAAAAGTGTAGCAGAAAAACTTAAGTCTGGGGTATTAAACGGAAAGCAATTTCCTTTTAGATACTGGTCTGCTTATAAAGCTATTGGGAAAGAGAACGATGTTAACCATAAAGGAATTCTAATGGATGCCCTGGAGGAGTGCATGGATATTGCAGTTGATAATATGCCAAAGCTAAAAGGTAAAACAATTTCTCTTTCTGACAATTCAGGTTCTGCCTGGGGTTCATGTAATTCTGAATATGGATCTGTTTATGTAGCTGAGATTGCAAACCTATCTTCTTTGATAACAGGTAAGAACTCAGAAGAAGGAGAAATAGGATTATTTGGTGATCGATTGATTGTAGAACCTGTTTCTAAGAGAAACGGACTTCTTTCGCAGCTTAAAAAAGTTAATGCTGTTGAACAGGGGGAAGGAAGACTTGGGGGAGGAACTGAAAATGGAATTTGGATATTCTTCGACGATGCTACCAAGAATAAAAAACACTACGATAATATCTTCATCTATTCAGATATGCAAGCTGGACATGGAGGATTATACGGAACAAATCCCAAGGAATATAAGGATTTTATTCATGGGGGAAATGGAAGACACATCGATGTACTTGCTTTAGTTTCTAAATACAGAAAGGAAGTAAATTCTAAGGTCAATGTTTTTAGTATTCAGGTTGCAGGATATGACAACTCTGCTCTTCCTGAAAATCTATACAGGGGAGCAATTCTAGCAGGATGGACAGGCAAAGAACCGATTTTTGCTAAAGCTATTATCGATACATGGGATCAGATAGAATCCAATCAATAAATTTAAAAGGATCTTCGGATCCTTTTTTATTGGATATATAAAGTATGAAAGTTATAGATCACTTTGGACTTATTGAAAGACTTAACGTTTCCTTTTCTGAATTTAAAGATCCCAGAGACGGAAAGGTCTACCAAACAGTAAAAATAGCAGGGGTAGAATGGTTCAGGGATAATCTCAATTTTGATGATACCGAAGAGTTTGGAAACGTAGGAATTTTACAAGACGTATTTTCGATCGAAATGCCTTCGATTGAAGTCCCTGGGAGTAGTACATGCGGCAGATTATATTCTTTCTCTGCAGCTCAGGAAGCTTGTCCAGAGGGATGGGAAATACCTAAAAGGGATGATTTTATAGAATTATACAAAAAGATCGCACAAAAAGATCCTTTTGACTGGAAGGATCCTGAAAGAGCGATGTTCTTTTATACCTGCTATGGAAAAAATTCCATTCTAGGGGTAAAAGATTGCGGATATTACGACAATCTTGATTACACAACAAAAGATGGGGTTAAGAGGACAAAAAAATTTATAAATAAACCCGGATGGGGTCACATCTTCACGAGCACCTCAGGATCATTGATCAACGGAGGATCTGTTTTTGTTTATAGATCAGATTATAAGCATGGAGTTGAAGATGTAAGATATGGTTTTTATCCGGTTAGGCCAATTAGAAAAAATATATAAGACATGGACACTGAAATGAAAAGATTTTATGATTTCTTAAACGAGATGAAAAAAGGATACGGAGACGATTTTTCGCTAAGAGATATAAAAAAAGGAGAAATTGTTACTTACATGGGAACTAGATATCACGTTGTAGATTCCAATGAAGTTGTTTTAGAGCTATCTAAAGACAAAGAAGCAAAGCCGGGCGAAAAAAAGAATCTTTTAGTGAACAGAAATATGTTTAGACAAAACGGAGCTATTCCTGATCAAAACTGATATATAAAACATAAAACTATAATAATGAAACACATTAAAACATTCGATTTGATAAATGAGGAGTTTGAAGCTCAGACAGAGCAAGAAATTTACGCAGAATCTTGGAACCCTTCCGAGGTTGCAGATGCAGATTATGATTTAATCTGGGCCAACACTCAGGGAGAAACAGTTTCGGCTTCTTTCGCAGCTTCCCCTGGACCAATTATGAATGACGCAGACGGATCTGCTATTTCTATGTTTGATAGTGTAAAAGGAACATCCACAGACGGAAATGACTATGTAGCAGAGGCTGTTTATCAAGAGACAAAAGAGGAAGGCAAATATGCTATTGTCTCTTTTATTATTCATACGGTGTAATTAATTACAGATAAAAAATAAAAGGCTGTTTCATGAAAAGACAGCCTTTTTTAGTGGAAACATAAAGGGTCTATTTTGATATAATTACTGACTTTAAGTATCAAAAAGAGTTGTTTTTTATTTAGATACATACTAGCAATATAAGAGTAAATAGTAAATGGCACTGGTAATCTACACTAAATTAAAGGAGCTACAAATACAAGAAAAAGAGATCTACGAGTTCGGTAATTGGCTAAGAAGCTTTACTAACGAATCAACCTGGGAGGACGATGATGAATACATGGGTGATTATGAAGAAGAATCTGAAGCTCCTACTAATCAAGATGGCGATATTATGGAATATCCCTGGGATGATTTTTACTATGTGATTATTCCCGATAATTTAGAAGAGCTCGAAGAAGCTAAAGAGGTGGCAGAAAGTCTTGGTGTTTATTCAAGATTTGATGTTTATGATCTAAATAGGGTATTTCTGGTGGTCAAATAAAAACCACCCAAATACTTTAGATATATAAAAAAAAGAACAAAAATGGCTTTACAAATAAACCAGGAGATAGAAACACTCAACAAAGGGATCGTTCCTACCCCGTACCTAAGGATAGAATCCTATAGGATCGATAAGATCCTGGGATACATGATCGTACAAGTTGCTTTGTTCTCCAGTAAAGCTGATGCCGATACTAATAAGTTCGTTTATGCTGATGATATTACGGATCCTTTAGGAAGAACAGGACAGACTGGACCTATCGCGGTTTCTATAAGTTATAATGATGAGAGCATAAATTATCCAACTCTGTTGGAATTTCCTCTGACTGTATCAGAGGATGTTTCTGAAGATATCTACGAATCACAAGAAATCACCAACACAATAACATACAATGATTTCGACGAAAACGGAAATATAGTAGAAAAAACCAGAGAGGAGACAACAACACAGAGGGTTAAAACCGGAACTAGAACAGTTACCAAATCACGAATAGATTTGTCTGTTATTGATGGTGATCCTTATGGCTGGGCATACACTAAAGCAAAAGCAGCATACGAAGAAATTTTTGGAGTAGGTAATGTAACTGATTGTTAATTTATGAGCGTAGTTTCTATAGGTAGTTCTAACATAAACATGGGTAACCAGGGTGGATTAGCCGGTACCGGCCAATTGTCCAATCTTTGGGGAGGTACCTCTAGTGTGAGCCTTAACAACATATGGACTGCTAAGGTCTACGCTAGGAAAACTGGTCAATCCAACTTTGGATACTTTTCGAGCAAAAAATTCAGATGTATCAGATTAACAAGTAATGACTATGGTAAGGGGAATGTTGCATTTGCATATCCAATTATACTCACAGGCGGGGGAAGTAGTGTAGGTGACAACTATGCATGGGATTACAGTGTTTATAACTATGTTACAGTATCAGCAACTGCTACATACCCATATACTTTTCAATACTGGGTAACGGTTTCTCCTAGCTCGGGAACGATTTTAAGTTACAGCTCATCTGTGAACCTTTACAATACTGATTGGACAACTAATTATATTGTACAAGCTTATTTTGCTTAAACCCTTATATCAGATCCTTTATTAAAAATCTAGGAAGGGTTTTTTCGTCGATGTGGCATACACCATTAGACTCAAGATCCACAAAAGAAGGATTTCCCCCGAATAAATAATTTATATCTTTAAAATACCTGTTTAAGTGTTGTTGATTCAGAGTTATTGGGGGTATATTATTGTACCTTTTTGTAAAAAAATCATAGTTTAAATCTATCACTTGTAAAACATCTTGGTATGTTTTATTCACGTCTGTATAATTATTAGAAGCTATTATAGATGTGTTATTTAGCTCTTTAAAATCGAGGGGATTATTAGAATACATTTTATACAATTCGGTAAAGTCATTGATCTGTCCCTCTGTTAGTTCGTGTTTATAGCACAAATTTAATTTTTTTGGTTCTATGATACTGTTTAGTTTATTAAAATCATTTACAATCAGATCGTTATCTAAATGAATAAAGGGAGATGAGATTGATGATAAAACTTTAAGCTTAGGATATGACCATAAGTTGTTTCTTTTATATCTTTCCTCTATATTGAATTCTATCCACTCATATTTCATTCCCCTCCCAATAAAATAATCTGAATCAGAATAGATCAAAGGAACTATACTCTGCTCGTTCAGTTTTTTTATAGAATGGTTCAAATAAATTTCTGTAACTTCTTTAAGTCTGATTGGTAAATATGTAAATACTATTTCCATTTATATTAAAGACCTTGATTTAATTTTTGTTTTGTCCGATGCTTTTATTTTAACCCTCCACATACCCCTTTGAAGTTCATCATAGGTGTCAATTAATCCATATTCATCGCAAATTCCGGATAGGTCAGATTCTACTAATCTGCAATAATTCCAAATTTTGTTGTAATATTCATTTATAAAAACATTCCTATTCTTACAATAATCATGAACACATATGTAATCACCTCTTTTAATTAGTGGTGCGTAATTTATAAAATCAGTAATTTTATTGCCTCCGTCGCAAAAAACAATTGTTCTTCCGTTTGATTGTATAAATGGAGCCATCGTGTTTCTTATTAATTCTTCCGAATTACTATCATGTATTATACTTTGGACATTTTCTTTAAAATTATATGAATAAAAATCTTTGGTTTCCACTGTTATAATTTTACTATACGGACATATATCAGACAAAAGATGTGTCAATCCCCCGCATGCAGTACCTATTTCTACTATATTATCCGGTCTAACATCATTTAAAAAGTTTGGCAGTAAGGTGCTTACACAGTATGATGTTTGCTCTGTAACTAAATTATTATAAATGCAATGTGACTCTACCATTATATTAATGATTTTTTTATCACAAATTCTTCTTTTAATTTGCCATCTATTATCATATCCAGTAAAGAATTTTCTTCCTCTATTTTGTGCATCAATTTATGATGTACCAAATCTGACCATTCTTTGCATAGTTTATAGTTCTCCTGGAAATTGTTAAGAAATTCGCTAACAAATTTGGCAAACATTTTTCCGTTTGCTTTACATTTTTTTGAAGATTCATAAAAAGGATGAGAAGGAACCAGAAGAACCTTTTCTATTATGGCCAAAGGATATTCGTGTGTAGAAATAAAAGGAATTCCTGCCAGCATAAGTCCAATAGTTTTTTCGGAAAGATACTGGGATTTAAAATCCTTGTTACTCCAGGACCAGCTTTCACATAATATTTGCATTTTTGCTTTCGGTAAAACCCTAAAAAATACATCCATGTATCCCTTATGGTTTTCTATGTAGCTTATGTCGCCAAAGTCTTTATTTCCTATGATCGAATTTATTTTTATGTGCGGAATAATACCTGAGTTATTTAGATAGTCTTCGTTTTGTAATGCATCACTGCGTTGAAGTAATATCCTGCTATCCTTTAATTTGCTTAGCTCGTTAATGATCTCAACCCTGTTTATTTTATGGTTTTTTATGCTATACATGAGATCATAATCAAAATCCAATTTATCATATATTTGTTTAAACTCGTAATACCATCTAACCGACCAATTTTGATTCCATTGAAAGATGATGTTTGTAAAAGAATAATAGAAATTAGGATATTGAGATTCTATCACATCGTTCAGGAAGATATTATCGGTAACAATGTGATGGTCCTTTAATTTCCTTATGATGGATTCTATTTCTGACCATTTTTCGTCAAAGTAATTTATATCCTTTGTTTGTAGTATTTTTTCTGTTCTGAAATACGTTATTATCCATTTTTGATTAGCTGGACAATCCCCCAGTAAATCCAGAAAAGTATTTAAGATCTGCTGAGTTTCGCCCTCCATATATTTTTTATCATGGATAATAGTTCCAATCTTAGGATCGTTGGTCTCGTTGAAAAATGCAGTAAAGTAGTCCAGAAGATGATATCCATCTTCTTCAAATGTGATTTCTTGTTTAAAAATAACCTCGATATCAATATCTCGATATCTACATAAAACACTTCCCTCTCCGTTTTCTATCTTATACGATCTACCCTCTGTGTTGTGAGCAATCTTATAAAATAAAGATTTTTGATAAAAATGATGGATGTATATTTTCATCTAGATTATTTTCTTTTCAAAATTATTTAGATCACCTTTTCTTAATCTGCCAGGGTGATTCAAATCGTAGATATTTTCATAGTAAGTGATAGGAATTTTTAGACTTTCTGACAGATACTGGATTTCTTGGTTCCATTTCTTAATTGATTCATATTCTGAATCATAATTAGGTGTTTTTTCCCACAGATATGGGTCTATAGATTTGAAGTCTTTTTCCTGTCCCTTATAAATTAAATAAGCCCAACTTTCTGCGCATGCTATAAGATCCTTTCTTGAGAGAAGGATAACTTCTTCAAATTTTTTAGTCAGATCAATAATCCAATCTAATCTGTCCCTTTCTTCCACGTTTTTAGGCTTGTGAAAAATTATTGTTTTGACCACCATTCTTTTAAAATCTACCGGCTCTGGAAGATTTGCCGCTGGGTTAAAAAGTTCAAATCCATACTGATACTTTTTCTGAACTGATAAAGATCTGCCCAATTCTGTCGACCCCGTCCTAGGTAAAGCTACTATTAAAATACTCATAACAAGGTCTTGTTAACTTTAATTTTGGGATAGTCAAAATCTGTTTCAGTCATCCATATATTTAAAGCATATCTAGTTCCTTTGATAACAGGGAGTACACCATGGTAAGTGGAGGATCCGTTAAATGATATGCTGTCACCTAATTTTAAATCAAATAGAGATAGACCATCCAGACTTTCAAAATGAAAGGGAGGATTTTCTATTTCGGATAGAGAAAATTGGCCACCCTCAAATCCCTCTGACAGGACTATTACGGTTGTCAGCTCACTAGATTTATCTTTATGGAGGTTAAGGTATCTCCCGTTGTAATATGCTGTTAAACTGATATTAAAATTTTTTGGAACGAATGTGCTGTAATCAAACCATAGCTTAAAATCTCCATTTTTGTATTTGGAGTTTAAACTGTTGAATATTTTTTCTTTAAATGCTGGGTCATAAATTCTTCTACAATCCCAAGATTCTGTTGGCTTGTAGGAAAAAGGCTCTCCGTGCTCAAGACAAAAATTAATGATCTCTTTAGCTTCTTCGGCTGAACAAAAATTATTGTTTATGTTATAATTCATATTAAATATGAACTTTTTATTCTAGTCTGTTCTAGCAGATTATTATCAGAGATAAACCTATACAATTCTTCTGCTATTATTTTATATCCCAATCCGCTTGGATGTTTTCCTGCGGTTGAATTTGTCCAATAATTTCCATCTTCCCAGACATCCTTTCTCTTTAAATTAATTAAGAAATCTGCAAATGTTTTTTCTCTATACCCCCAGTAATTTTTATTTTCTATTAATTCAGTTTTATCTACCTCAGCAACAATATCCTTTCTGATCATAATGTCAAAAGCATCGCAAAAAACATATCTTATTCCTAGATTTTTAAGTACAAATTGCAGGTACAGAATGTAATTCTGGTTGATTATATCGTGATAGGTATCTGTGAATAGGTTAGTAATGTAATAGTCCCTAAAATCCTTTTCTATCCTTCCATAATCAGGATTTAGATTATTTCCTCCGTCGAAAATATATTTGTACAAATGCTTTTTGCTTTTGTATCTTTCACCCCAGATAGAAAAGCTATGATCACCAGGAAAAAATGGTAGAGAATCTCTCAGAGACGAAGACCACATCACTACAACGAGATCCTCTTTTTCGATAAGATTGTTTTTTAGTTTGTAGCAAAGGGCATTAAATATTGCATTATTAGAGAAAGCCCCTACCCCGTCATTTTGGAAATCACATCCAAGTAATTCCGATAGTTGCTTAGGCCAGCAATATTTGTGTCTTATGACAGTTCTTTCCTCTGGTATCTCGGTAGTTTTCTCTTCCTCTGAATTTCCGCCTACTCCTTCTGTCCAGCTATCGCCGTAAGCGAATAATTTCATAGGATTATCCCAGATGCTTATTTTTTATAGCAGTAACTACTGTCTGAAAAGCCGTTGCAATCTTAGTCTTTAAATCTACAGATATTGGTGCAACAATCGCTTTGATAGTTTGTGCGGGTCTTTCGATTCTTTCTTTCTTTGCCATTATATTTTAATTGTTTTTAAATTTTATTGGGTGGGCCTCCTGAGCATGAAGGACAGTACCAGCTATTACACCAGTGTCCGCAATAGTTCCAAGGACACCAGCAGCTATTGTGCATTACCCCAAAATCCCCATCCCCAAAATCAACCAAGAATAGGTCGGAAGGTTCGAAATCCAAACTATAGATAGTTTTTTGAGCATGCTCCATTTCTAAACCTGTAATAGCAATTGTTGTTAAAGAAGCTGTCGTTGCATCTGTTATCACCAATTTATCTCCGACGTACATTTTATTTACTCTCTCAAATCTTGTTGCAGTGGAATCTTTTTCTTCAATGAAATATGTTGCCGATGGTGCATCAGTCCAAGTTCTTCCATCTGCTAAAGTTATTCTTATGTATATTGTATCCACTTGGGAAGAAACTGTTCCCTGTAAAGCAGTTTGTGTTTGAACGAGGGTTTCGTTTGCTCTTTCCATTGTGCTATCCCATCCAAATGTTTCTATCTTTTCTTGTTCAAATTTTGCTGCGTGATTGTCGTTAAAGTCGACATAATCAATGGATCGAACGTAATCACCCAATTGAATACTATCGATATCAGTCAGGGTTCCATCATAACTTAATATCACGCTATCATCGTCAGTGTGATAATCATTTTTAGCGAAATTACCTATTTCCTTTGTTAGATATTTGTATCTGCTCTTTTGATTTAATTTATTAGTTCCTGGTAAAACCTCATCTTCGGCGAAGGTAAGCGGTATTATTGTGGATTGTGTATATCCACCCATATTGATAACATCAAGATTTGAACCATAAATAATGTCTATACTTCTTATGATCGAATATCTTCCCTCTACTAAATTATCTTCGGAGAAGATGAATTCTTGGACTAAATGATTTTGATCAGCAGAATTTTTAAGTTCTCCTAGTTCGGATACGTTTGATATTCTGTATAATGCAGGATAATCTAAAACATTATAATTAGGTCTTCTAGCTTTTATTAAGGTGTTAGGATTTGTAGTTCTTTCGTATTCTACTGAACCCAAAGAGTCTAAATTTAAATTTTCAGAAGCAAAATAAGTTCCTGGTATGTATGAAGATCCCTCCATCAAGGCGAAGAATTCAAATTTATCTGCACAATACGTTTCATCAACTAAAGCTGTAGTATCGAATGCTTGTCTCAGGATGAATTTATAAGGCTGATCCTCTATATAGGGAACAGTCACAGATCCAACAGGTACTGGATATTCAGCAAATGAAATATTGTTCTCTAAGCATTTTTCTTCCAGGATTTTTTTGAATCTGTATTGTTCAGTGAGAGGTTTATAAGCATCCCCTTCTGTCCAAATAAAATGGAATTCAGTGATGCTATTATTATTTAATACCTCGAATAATTGGGTATAGTCTAATAAATCTGCACCCTGATTATAAATCGTGGTGTTGGTGTTTATTTCCAAAAATTTAACAGAGTCTCCAGCTTGTAGTAAATCACTGCCAATTATTGTTGCTTTCATAGTTTTCTTTCTTTATAATGTATATACCTTAAATTATAGTGTTGGTATTTTTTCTTGGAGAGGGCTCCATATATTCGGAATCTACCTCCCCCCAATACTCCCTCGTACATGGGTTGTAGTGTTTGGAAAAGATCTTTTTATTTATCGGACACCCACAATCGTTACAATATGCTGACCATTTAACTCCCTTTAATACCTCTCTTCTCTGATCACATCCAAGACACACGTTAAGCCTTTTTTGGGCTAATTCCTCCTGTTGCTGATTGGGTTTAAAAGATGCCTTCCAAGCTTCAAATATCTCTTTGTAATCGATCATATCAATGTTTTCTTATTCTTTGGAAAGTCATAATAATCATATATTTTTTCATACCTTTCCCTAAAATTATCATCCAGAACTATTTTACAGTCCATGTGTTTGCTCGAATTTACCGGATACAATTGGAAAGGTTTTTCGATTCTTTCAGAAACCCAATTTTCCAATTTTGGTAGTTCTTCAAAATCAAACCAAATTATATTGGGATCATTGTTTGTCCAGAAAGAAATTGGGGTTAGCAATATATCTATCATATTAACCGCATATCCTTTTCGCTCCCTTTTAAAGTATTCCTCTTCGGATTTTCTGAATTTTGATGTTACTGACACATCTACTCTTTCTTCCAATAGTCCCTTATCAATTAAGTAGTCACATATGATATTCCATCTTTGTTTTTTGTTTGTAATATCATCTTTAGTAAAAAAGAATAACTCATCAAGGGATAATTTAGAAAATGCATCATAGAATCTAATAAATCCGAGTCTTTTAAAATCGAATAAAATGTGTTTATATAAGGAATAAAATCTTTCATGTCTTTGTCTCTTAACTGAAATTATAGGATAGCTGTTTCCGAACTTAGATTGTAACTCTACAATAGATTCATGCCCATGATAGATGTAGTCCATTAATTTCAATTTGTCTACCGACTTAAAATCGATATTCCCGTTTGATTTTTCCCATTCCCCATTATATGTTTGGATGTCTATTCCATTAACCAAACAGGAATAATGAAATGATGTCGATGCGCATCTGGGTAAACTTAAATAGAAAAATTTATTATCTACTAGCATTTATAATAATGTTTTTTTGATTTCCTTAGATGGCCACACGTTCATAGAATATCTAATCCCACTTATTATAGTATCAACCGCATGAGGAATATTCGAATCAAAAACAAAAACACTACCAGTTTTTTTGTTGACGCAATATTCTTTGTCATTTATTGAATATTTTACATCTCCCCCCTCGTAGTCATCATTGAGTTGGATAATATAGGTTATAGTTGCTCCATTTATTATTTCATGTGTATCTGGATGCCAGTCTAAAAAATCCCCGACTCCGTATTGATTGAAAGAATATTTAGGAACTCCCACATAAGATATACCTTTAAATGGATTTAACTTATTTGAGAGATCTATTATTTTATCTGAAACGTTTTTAATTAATGGGAGATCCAACATTTTATTAGTGAAATATCCACCCATTCTTTTATTGCCATCATAATCCATATTTTCCCCAATCAATTCTCCATTTATGATCAGAGATGATTTCATTTTAGTTAATCCCAAAGAACATCCTAAATCTATTATAGACTGGCATTCCTCCTTGGTTAAAAAATCCTCTATGTATTTTATGAACATATTATATTAACGATTTTTCTTTTTTAATTAATTCAAATCCAACATTGCCTGCCATAACTATTCTATCCACTGTGGAATTTGGTGCATTGTTAGGAGAATGAGGCATATCAGCTTCCATAATGATTAAATCATCCTCCTCTGGTCTGATCCAATATTCTTTCTTATTTGAACCCCTAAAATATAAAACTCCATCCTCACCATTCATAATGTCTGGCATTTGTATATAATAAACATATGTGTAATTTGGAACGAACGATTTCATTTCCTTGTTAATTTCTGTATGCACATGAAATTTATCAACCCCTTTAATCTCGCTGTGTTTAAATTGTAATTGAACCGGATCTTTTGATCTTACAACATTCACCCATGCATCAGTATTAATCTTGTTATAAGGTAATTTTTTCTCGCTGTATATTTCTTTACAAAGATCAACTCCTATTTGAATAATCTCGTCTAATTTTATCTCCATGTTAAAATTCCCAATAAAATCTAAGTCGTTATTCCATTCTTTTTTGTATCCAAATCCATCAGTTTTAACATCAGGATTTGCTTTTATGATAGAATAAGCTTCTTCCAGATAAGCCAATTTATTATCAGATTTATTCAATTTGGTTTTCCAGATAAATGTTGTCTCGTCGAAATATATTTTTTCCATGTTAAATCAATTCCTTCTTATTTCTGACTCTGTTTTTAATACCATTGTTTATAATATTCCACGAATCTGCTGGAAAAATTCCAACGATTTTCCAAATTTTATGCATTGGAAGTTTTGGTTTAAAATCATTGTCATGGTTCAAGAGATACTTTAAATTTTCAGGAACTTCTTCGGTAGATCTCTTTATTTTTTTCCAAAAATTACTGGAAGTTTTGTCACCAA